AGATGAAAATTATGCAGGTATCACACAACGCAGAACTTTCAGGAAGGTTCGGTGCGAAGGTAAGAAACTTAATTGACAGTCCAGAGTATAAACAGATCTTTGGGGATGTTAGACTAAGAGAAGATAGTAAGGCAAAAGGACGTTGGGAGACCAATCAAGGTGGGGAATACTTTGCAGCGGGTGTTGGCGGTTCTATCACAGGACGAGGGGCGGACTTACTTATTATCGATGATCCACACACGGAGCAAGACTCACTATCCGATAGTGCAATGGAAAGAACTTTTGATTGGTACTTGTCAGGACCAAGACAACGTTTACAACCAGGAGGCTCAATCGTACTTGTAATGACAAGGTGGGCTCAAGATGATTTGACCGGTCGATTAATAAAATCAGAAAATGAACCTAAAGCAGACAAGTGGGAGAAAATTTCTTTTCCAGCTTTGCTTGGTGAAGATGATAATGTTCAACCCGTGTGGCCAGAGTATTGGTCTCTAGATGAATTAGAAAAAGTTAAAGCGTCAATATCAATTAGAAATTGGTCAGCTCAATACATGCAAAACCCCACGTCAGAGGAAGGAGCGATTCTTAAAAGAGAATGGTGGCAGCCTTGGGTCGGGGATCTTCCTACGTTAAAACATGTTATTCAATCTTATGATACTGCATTTAGTAAAAAAGAAACTGCCGACTATAGTGCAATTACTACATGGGGAATATTCACGCCTCACGAATCCATGCCTGATGCTATTATGTTAATTGATGCTATTAAAGGTAAATATGATTTTCCAGAATTAAAAATGGTTGCACTCGATCAATACAAGTATTGGCAACCAGAGACAATTATAGTAGAAGCTAAAGCTAGTGGGCAAAGTTTATTACAAGAATTAAGAAGAATGGGTATACCGGTTATGGATTACACACCAGGAAGAGGCCAAGATAAACACTCACGGGTCAACGCCTGTGCTCCGATATTTGAATCTAAACAAGTATATTTCCCAAGAGACGAACATTGGGCTCAAGAAGTAATTGAGGAATGTGCTGCATTTCCTCATGGAGAGCATGACGATTATGTAGACAGCACAACACAAGCTATGTTAAGATATCGACAAGGTTCTTTTGTAACTACTTATGCTGACGAGGATGAGGTTCAAAGTTATAAGGAACGAAAATACGTATATTATTAATTAGGAGAAAAGACATGTCAAAAAAATCAAGAAAAAGAAATAAACTTCTTCTAGCGGGTGCAGCATTATTCGGTGCATCTAAGTTAGGAATGCTAGGAAGTAAACCAGTTGGTTCATCTAACGTTGTAGGTAAAACACCTGAATTTAGAAAATCATTTGTAAAACCAAAAGTTGATACAGGTAGTAAGTTTATTACTAAAAAAACAAAAAATAAATTTCCACTTAAAAGTGTAAATTACAAAGGTGAAGTAATTAAAAAAGGAGTAAACACTGGTGTTGGAAACGAAAAAACTAAATTTGTAAATCTAAGTCCAGATAAAGGAAAAGTTGGAATTTATCAAGGTGGTAAAAAAGTTAGTGATTTAAATCAAAAAGCTATCAACGTTTTATCCGATGGCAAGATTCAAACAGGTAATAAAACTTTCTCTGGTAAAAAAGAATATAGAAAGTTTAAAGATGCTGAAAGATTAAAAAAAAGAACAACTTCAATGTCTAAAAGCACAAATAAAAAAAATCCAGGTTTGTTCGGATTTACATTTGATAAACCTCTATTTAACAAAGGGACAATGGTTAAAGCTCGTGGTGGCGGAATGGCGAGAAGTAAACCAACTAAACTTTATTAATTTTTAACATGGCTGAAATTGACAAAGCAATTGAAGAGGAAGTTGTAACTCCTGATTCAGAAGAAGTTGATATTGAAGTTGAAGGTGAAGAACCAACAACAGTAGAAGAAGCTGTCAACGAAACTGAAGAATTTTTTAAAAATCTTGCAGAGGACATGTCTGACGAGACTCTTCAAAGAATGTCCAATCAGCTATTAGATGATTATAAAAAAGATAGAGTTTCAAGAAAAGATTGGGAAACAAGTTATACTAATAATTTAGATTTACTTGGAATCAAACATACGGAGATGACTAGACCATTTAAAGGTTCGGCATCCGTGACTCATCCACTTTTATCAGAAGCAGTTACATCATTTCAAGCACAAGCCTATAAAGAATTACTCCCGTCTCAAGGACCTGTAAGAACTAGAGTTCTTGGAATGGAAGATAATGAAAAAATTAATCAGGCTCAACGTGTTCAAGATTTTATGAACTATATGATTACTGAGGAGATGGAAGAATATACCCCAGAATTTGATCAATTATTATTTTATTTAGCACTAGCAGGATCAGCATTTAAGAAAGTTTATTATGATGAAGTAATGCAAAGAGCTGTATCTAAATTTATTCCTGCAGAAGATTTAGTGGTTCCATACTACACAACCGATTTAATGGAATGTGAAAGAATTACTCATGTCATTAAAATGGGAGAGAACGAGATACTTAAAAAACAAGCAGCAGGATTCTATAGAGATGTAGAATTAAAACCAACTGCTAGTGGTCCTACAGAAATTGAAAAAAAATATCAAGAGTTAGAGGGAGTAACACCTTCAACTGACAAACAATATTCATACTCAGTGCTTGAGATGCACGTTGATTGTAATTTAGATGAGTTTGAAAACACTAATTCAGAAAAAGAAGTTAAAGTTCCTTACATCATAAGTATTGATGAGGGCTCTGGTGAAGTTTTATCTATCTATCGTAACTACGATATGACAGATGAGACTAAAAAAAGAAAAGAATACTTTGTACATTTTAAATTTTTACCAGGATTAGGCTTCTATGGTTTCGGATTAACACACATGATAGGTGGATTATCTAGAACTGCTACACAATCTTTAAGACAATTACTAGATGCAGGTACATTATCAAACTTACCTGCAGGATTTAAGTCTAGAGGTATAAGAATCAGAGACGATGATCAACCATTTCAGCCAGGAGAGTTCAGAGATGTGGATGCACCTGGGGGTAATATCAAAGATCAGTTTCAAATTTTACCTTTTAAAGAGCCATCAGCTACATTATACCAATTAATGGGCTTTGTTGTACAAGCAGGACAGAAGTTTGCAGCGATTACTAACATGGATACAGGTAATGATTTGCAAAATAGAGCTGTTGGTACAACTGTTTCGCTATTAGAGCGTGGTTCAAGGGTCATGAGCGCAATACACAAGCGATGTTACTACTCAATGAGAAGAGAATTTAGACTTTTATCAAAAGTTTTTTCAACATATCTACCACCAATCTACCCATATTCAGTATATGGTGCAGATCAAGCAGTAAAACAAACTGATTTCGATGATAGAGTAGATGTTATACCAGTTGCCGACCCAAATATCATGAGTATGGCACAAAGAGTAACGCTTGCTAACGAAAATTTAAAGATTGCTATGTCAAATCCTATGATGCACAATCTAAGAGAGGCATATCGAAGAGTATATGAAGCATTAGGAACTCAAGATATAGATCAACTACTTATTCCACAAGAAAAACCAATGCCAAAAGATCCTGCAACAGAAAATATGGAATCTATTATGCAAAAACCATTAAAAGCATTTCCACAACAGGATCATGATGCACATATCGCAGCTCATGTAGCATTTATGCAAACAAGAATGGTTCAAATTAATCCTCAAGTGTATTCAGCTCTACAAGCACACATATCTGAACACGTTTCACTAAAAGCTCAAGGAGAAGTTGGAGCTATGGTACAAGAGGATCCTAATTTACAACAGATGTTACAACAAGATCCAGAAGCAGCACAAATAAGAATGGAATCTATGATTGCTCAAAGAATTGCAGAGGTAACTACTCAACTTGCACAAGGTGAAGCGATGGGTCAACAGAAAGATCCATTGGTTGCATTGAAAGAAAGAGAATTAGATCTTAAAGCTGTAGACCTACAAAGAAAAGCTGAACAGGATATGACCTTAAATGAAATTAGAGAAAACGAAATTGATGAAAGATTAGACATTGAAAAAATGAAACTAGAAAATAATGAAGATCAAGCAGCAGAGAGAATAAGAATTGCTGATGAAAAGTTAGAGATTGCTAGG